AAAAAAACACCTCCTACCTGGTAGCCACGGCGGGAGGTGAAATCTGATGATTTAACTAATCTTTTTTATAAAAATCGCATTCATAACCATCGGCATTAAGGAGTAGCCCCTTTGCCCAGGGAGGCACTCTGCCCATATGCTCACATACGCTATCTATTAACATTTGAGGGTCAGCCTCAATAATTACTTCATCATGCACATGAGCCACTATGTTACACGTTCGGAGTGTTTTCATGGCATACATCAAAATATCACGGGAGATTGCTTGAACAATATTCTCTACAAATTTGGGTCCATAACTTTCGATTCTTTCCCACTTCTTTGTTCCGCCTACACCTTCATAAGTCACAGACTCACCACCGAAGATATTTTCACCGATACGAGGTTTTACATATGCAAGCTGTCTACCGGAAGGAAGGACTATGAATAACATTCCGCTCAGGCAATGGAACTTAATGTTATTAGTTTCCTGAGATTGCTTTTCTTTGATACACTTCTTAACCGCTCTATCTACATCCCACCAAAACTTTACGATGTATGGATTGGATGCTCTCCAAGCATTAACAAGAGGTTTCAACTCTTCCTCTTCAAGTCCCATCTCCAACGCACCCATAGCCTTTAATGCACCCACAGATCCTCCATATCCCAATGCTAATTCTGCGATTTTTCCTTTCTGTCTTAAATGACCGTTCACACCATGCTTTTCAACAGGAACTTTGAACATCTGAGATGCGGATGCACAATAAATGTCACCGCCGCTTGCAAATACCTCGGTTCTCCATTCTTCGCCTGCAAGCCAGGAAAGCACACGAGCCTCAATAGCAGAAAAGTCTGCAACGATAAACTTATTGCCATTCTTAGGTACAAAGGCTGTACGAATAAGCTGTGAGAGCGTGTCCGGTATATCTTCATAGAGCAATTCGAGTGTTTCGTAATCACCGCTTTTTACTATACCGCGTGCTTCTTTTAAATCCGGCATATGGTTTTGTGGTAGGTTCTGTAATTGAACGATTTTTGAGCTGAAACGTCCTGTCCTATTGGCACCCAGGAAAGTAAACATCCCTCGAATCCTATCATCGTGGCAGACGGCATTCTCCATAGCCGTATACTTCTTTACCGATGATTTTGCAAGCTGCTGACGGAGTGAAAGAACCTCATTCAGTTCACCATCTGTTTCCTTAAGCTTCTCCGCAACAGCCTTTTTGCCGAGCGTCTCCATCTCGATGCCATTATCCGAAAGCCAAGACTTCATCTGTACCACGCTATTAGGATTATCAAGATTCGTAAGTTCCTGCATGGTGGTGGTAAGGCTTTTGCGAGATACTTCATCCATTGTAATGGCCTGTTTTACGAAAGGCATATCTACACGAATGCCTCTGTCATTGATTTCTTCGCTCAGGTGATATTCTTCCCAGATGGAATCCGGCACGGGGAATTTAACCAGTTTTTGCTCAATATGCATTTCAACTTCAACATCTCGGATGTTATAGAACCTGAAACGCTCCCACTTTTCTGGAGCATCAGATGGTAGGTTTCTTGTGCGGTTTCCGTTTACCTTTGTCGGATTGCATGGAACACAGAAGTATCGAATCAAGTCTTTACCCTCAGTCAGCTTCTGCTTTTCAAGACCAAGAACGGCACCCACTCCTTCCAAGGAAAGGGGAAGACCCATATATGCCGCCCAGGTCATCGTGCATCTCCAGGATTTCGGGGCAAGATACTCGCCAACAGGATATCCGAGAAAACGAGATAGGCATACACGTTCAAATGAGCTGTTATGGGCATATTTAATAACCTCATCATCTTCCAAAGCAGAAAGGATGTCCGGTGGTATCTTTTCACCACAGGCAAGGTCGATTATTTTCACCTCACTGCCGTCTGCGGAGTAGCTGAAAAGAAGAATTTCAAAATCTGGCGATTCACAGTAGTGATAGACACCACACTTTGCCAGATTGATGCTACTGTACGTTTCAATATCACAATGAAGTGTTTTTATTCCAGCCATGCGTATCTATCTCCATTCTTGATTTTGCTTATAGCCTGATGACCTACACCATACAATTCGCCAAGCCGTGTGCAGGTAAATCCGCAGAATAAGCCGAAGCGTATCCCTTCAACATCATCCGTGGTAAGTTTCTTCCAGGCCTTGCCCTGACGATAAACGTCATAAATGTTTTCTGTCTGAGTATCATATCGAAGGTTCTCCAGACGGTTATCTTTTGGGTTCCCGTTTGCATGAAGCACATACATATCATCTCTTTCGCCTACAAAAGTAGCCATAATCAAATGATGAACCGCAAAGGTATGCCTTGGATCATTTAGGACAACCATAAGGTAATTACCTCGAATTCCGGGTCGAAGTATTCTTTCCCTTGATAAATAATCAAACTCGCCGTTCTGATTGCTGCTATGAATTACACGCTCCAGGCTTTTGATTCTGCCCTCACTGCTTGCCTGGTACTTACCCTCATAGCCGGGTATATCTTTCCAGATTTCTTTCATGATGCACCTCCTATAAAAGAAAAAAAAGTGGCAGAGGAAAAACCTCCACCACCGCAATGTCATCGTTCCTTTTAGGCAAGGAAGTCATCATCTACAAGAGTAGTAAAATCATCTGCTGCAGAGGTCTTGCCACCGAGAGGTTCACCGTCTTTAATCTTTTGAATGTTCCCAAGACCACAAGCTACACCCTTGTTGCCATTGGAGTTGAATGCATAGAAGTTAAGAGAAACTCTGCCATAACAACCGCTGTACACTTCACTGCGATCCATAATAGGTTTAACTCTTTTATCTACAATCTGCGGAGCTGTAATGCTGTTGGCATTGATAAAGTAATGCCCCTTATATGCTTCATCATCACGCTCTACATCACCATCACGGAGCGGAAGTTTAATGGTAGCTTTATTCGGTTTCTTACCACCAAACTTTGCAATACCTTCTTCAATAGCTGCATCGATTGCAGCATTTACTGCATCAACAGTTTCTTTATCATCCTTTGGAATGAGAACGGATACGCTATATTTCTCAGCACCGCCGTTAATAGATACTGGCTCCCATCCGTGGAAGTAAGAGAGTCTTGTGTTTACACCTGTGATAACCTTAGTTTTATTAATGTTATTTACCATAATATTTAATCCTCCATAATTTCATTAAATTCGTTTTTTGCATCTGCTACGTTCATAGCCGGTCTTTTATCCGAGTTGGGAACAAGAGTCGGCTTGCCCGGTGGTTTATAAATGAGGTCACCGAGAATTTCCTCAAACTTGGTTTTACCCATCAGTTTTTGCATCTCTGTCATAGGGATAAGGCTCTTACGGTAAATGTCTTTAAATCCGCTTGCCACAGCTTTTTCTGCGATGGCATTTTCATCTTTGTATTTGCGAACCGAGCGACCTTCCACAACCTTAAAACCATTCCACTCTTTGCCGTGGTTTACCGCAGCGTCTGTTGCGTATGCTGTTATTTCATTTGCCCATTTAGTAAGGTCGGGAAGAATGAATAGAATTTCTTCTATCTCATTGTCAGTAAGTAACGGTGGCATCTTAAACTCGGTCTGTGCGAGCCTTAATTTTTCTTCAGCTCTTGCACGGCATCTGACTGCAGCTCTGCAGAAAGTACACCATTCGCCTGGAATATATTCACCCTCGCCGTTATAGGCTTTCACTGCCTTTGGCTTAAGTTCCTCTTCTGCCCAAACTTTCAGTTCATCTACCGTTACAGTCCATGTGCTGACATTTTCTCTTCTTGGCTGAAAAATCGTCATTGATACTTCGTTGATATCATAAAGGCTGTCATAGATTTCAAGAGCACCTAAGGCATACAGTTTCATTTGAGGATTGTCCACTGCATCTACAAGCACACCCATGCCATATTTGAAATCAACTATGTGGAGCCTATCATCTGAGATGATTAAACAATCTCCAGTGCCAAAGCCGTCTGGCACATAGCAGGAAAAATCAAGGCGCTTTTCGATAAGGACGATTGGATCATTGCAGATTTGCTTTGCAAGCTCCACCTGTTCCATAACGAAATCAACATAGGCATCCGTACATTCTTCCATCTCATCTGAGTCATAGTCAGATATAGGACGCTTACTCCTTATATGGAGTGCCTTTTTCAGTTTGTGTTCTGAGAGTGCGTGTGCGGATGATCCTTCATCTGCTGCAGTACCGCTTGTATTATCAAACTCAAGTTCAAGCCTTGCCGACGGTAAACAATGAAGCCATCTGTGTGAAGATGATGCAGATAATATTGCGTGATTACCCATTGCCAAGAACCTCCGCATCTTTCAAGATGTCAGCATAGTAAGCCTTGTCAACGGCACTTAACTTGTCGGCACCATACTTTTGAATGATTCCTCGCACTTCAGCAGTAAATCCAAGCTGGCTCTTTTCGGCAAGCACCATACGCACTTTTTCAAGTGGAATGTCCGGCTCTTTTGCTGTTTCTGTCTTTGTGGCAGGCACTTCTTTAGGAGCAGAATCACTTTCTGTCATTGCATCACAAACCGCCTGTATGCTGTCTGCAAGACTTCGCATATCATTTGCCACATCAAGCAGTAACTTTACTTTGCTCAAGGTCATTTCCTCCTTTCGTAGTCTCACAGATAGCAACTTCCTCGACACTATCTCCTGGAATCAGAATGGTTACACGCTGTTTATCTCCAAGGAGGAAACGTAGGATGCGCTCCCTTATGGTGACATTACGACAAGTAACGATTCCGCCTTTCTGTGGCTCTTTTGAAACACTGATTTTAAGGTTGTGTTTCATGTCCTTCACCTCTTTCCAAAGGGCGATTTATTTGTTGCCCCCTAACTGGTAGCCACGGGAGGAAAGGAAATCTGACGGTTTAGAAAAAAATAATGCCCTCGGAAGTTTTAAGACCTCCAAGGGCACCTGCTTAAGTAGGGATTTTCAATTTCTGACCAGCATAAATGATATTTGAAGTTAGACCATTGAGCGCTTTAATCTCCGTATATCTTTCACCATTACCAAGCTTTTCTTTAGCAATCTTCCAAAGGGAATCCCCTTTAACTACGGTATATACTTCATATGACGGAGCAGATTTTCCCAAGTATACAACTTTTCCATTTTCATCAAACACAGAATAACCAGGGTTCGCATCTGCACTGCGTTTTGCATTTTCAAGTATCTTAAATGCACCCTTTTGTGATTTGGCATCATCCCAGCTTTTTCTCACGCGATATAGGATATCTCCCGTTTTAGGTGATGGGTCAATAGGTTTCAGTGCCATCTTGACCTCGGCTCGGAAAGCATCCATCGACTTACCATGTTTAGGAAACCAATGCATTACATCACCATGATTGCTGGCGATACCTTGCTTATATCCTTCGCTATGGCAGATAATATCTTTTTCAGTGAGATCAAACTCTTTACAAAGATATACACAAAGTTCAACGGCCTCCCGGTACACCTTGTTAAAATAGGTGATGTCCGAAAGACCGTCTTCGCAAATTTCAAAGCCTATATGGGTGTCATTTGCTTTTCCCCCGGCATGCCAGCCTCGATGGTTCCACGGCAAGGTCTGGTATGTGGCTATTGTTCCATCCGCCAGCTTTCCAATGAAAGCATGAACACAAACTTGGTGGCCGTCAGGCTTATCTTGATTCCAATGGTTGTTATATCGGTTCTTTCCGAGCAAGCCGTCATCCGGGCCAACATAGCGTTTCAGCCATGGATTATTTGCCCCGGTAGAATGAACCATTATGCCTTTTGGAATTATCGTCTTGCCTGCTTTGAAGCAAGCGTTATTCGTTAAAATTAACTTCCGTAAATTCATTAATATCACCTCACATTCAAATGTTGGTTGTTGCAAGATTTACAGGATATAGGTGATAGGTAAACTTCAGATCACAAAAAGCATTCGCCGATGTACCATCACTTCCCATACTGACATACAGCCCATAACCAGAAGGCACTCTGCCTTGACGCATTTGGATATGAATATGCAACCCAGCGTTTGAACTATCAGCACCGATAGGCGTACTTCGTGAGATTCTGGTAAAGTTCACTTCATCATTTGAGATGTATAAATCCAGTTCTTTTTCACTTGTATCCGATTGGCGGCAAAGCGTAATCAAATGGCAATCATAAGCTGTTGGATAAAGTAATCCGCCCTGTCCGCCTATAACCACGCTACCAATAGGCAACAACGTATGCAAAGGTCCTCGAACACTGTTAGTACCACTCCCACCTGTAGAATTGCCGCTCAAGACATATCTCAAATAGCTTGCTCTGGTAAATGCATTAATAGTAGTTGCTGCCGTAGAGGTAAGGGTCAATGCTGCCGTCGCATTTTCCGCTCTTTCCAATAAAAATAGACTCTCCCCAGAAGGAATGGTAACATCACCAATGGAGAAAATCCGACTCGTCCAATAGGCTGTGCTTGCGGGATTTGGTGATGTTCCTGCCCCATAGGAAATATTTGCTACATCTTGAATACCCCTTATAGCTTCTGCAAGTTTCTTAACAGTATTGCGAAGGGTGCCTTGGAGTAACACTTGCACATTGTTTGCGGTCGGACTGCCTAAGGATGTAACAAATGTATAGGTTACCGTGCCAAGTACTACGTTGTTGCCGCTATTTATGCCTGTGAATGTTATTGACGCTCTTCGGCTTACCATATCTGGTGCAGTAGCAGTTTCTATTGGATGCAAATGGTTGAGGATAATACCAGTCCTCATGTATAAGGTGTCACGCATATCATCAATTAGACCGTGCGTGGTGGTTAGCAGATTGTAGTTATCGTTTAACAGACTATTTGTTGTAGTTAGCAGTGTAAAGTTATTCTCCAATAGGCCGTGGGTAGTGTTCAAAAGTGCATAATTATCATCGACCAGATCATTCGTAGTGGTTAGCAGACTATAGGTATCATTTAATCTGTTGTGTATAGTGTTTAACAGGTTATAAATAAGATTTAGCAGACTATTTATCTCATCTATATCCAGTTCTGCTAAGACAGAAAGCACCCGATTGAGCCATTCCTGGGCAGGTGGCTCGGGTGGTTCTACTATACCGTCTGCAAGAGCCTCCTCAACGATGGTCAGTACCCGAACGCTTTTACCGACCACATCACCATAAGTAACTCTTATTTCTAGCTGACCGACTCCGACAAGCTGTGTGTCTGTCGCACTGGGTGACCATGTTAGAACGCCATCAGCATAGGTAGTAACCACCGGATAGGCAGTGCCATCTGGTCTTTTATACATCGCACTTAGAGCTGCTCCAGGATAAATGCCATCCAATAAACTAGAAACGTCAAACTCAAGATGACGGAAGTTGTGTTCACCACGCCGACCAATGAATGCAGTTACAGCTTTTGTTAAATCAATCATATTCCATCACCTGGCTTATGGGGTTCTTCCTCACGCCCATGTAGCTGTTTTAGTACCTCTTTTAATTTTTCCGGGATGGGTAGTCCGATATGGCCGGCATTTTCTAAAATGGATACACCTTCATTACTTAAATAGAAGAAGATTACCGCCGTGCGAAGTACACCACCATTTTCACCAGCGCTACCTAATATCTGCGTATCAAGAATATGAGCAACACCCACCATTACAAAGATAAGTACCTTTTTGAAAATCCCTTTAGCCCCGATTTCACTAGACAGCTTTTTATCAATAATTGCACATAGAACACCTGTCAGATAATCTATGACAACAAAAGCTACCAGTGCATAAAGAAAGCCGTCATAACCACCGAGGAACCATCCGAGAAATCCCCCAGCAGCTGCAAAGGCTAACTGTATCCAGTTCCATATCTCTTTCATTAAAAACACCTCCATTAAGTTGAATTTGTGTATTGAAAAGCGCCCCTACAAATCGCAAGAGCGCTGAATTGTATTTTTTCAACCCTTATAGCATCAGAAGAAGATTGTGTATTTGTTCCATTACATCTGCCTTCGGCCGCCCCCTTCCAATGGGTAGCCATGAGAAGGGTGGGATGTCAAATGTCGTAGCAGAATCAAAATCATTTATTACCACAATAACCGTATCAATAGCTTTACGAATTTCGCTAATATGGGACGGCCAATTCTTGATAGTGGTCTTTCCCGCAATGATCTCCTCTTTCCAAGTCACAAGGGAAAGGTTGTAATAGCTACGCACTCTATTTACAGCGGTACGGAGCATCTGAATATGTGCTGCCTTTATATGCGTCACATTTACAGTGATGATTTCAAAAGGTAATTCCAATACCGTGAAGGTACGAACAACTTCTGCGCTTGCTGACTCGATATCACTGTCAAGGCAACGGAAGGTAACCGTATGATTTCCTACAGATAAAGGTTCAGCTTGGTAGACCGTCTTAATACCGTTACCGAGATAACCACTTGTAGAAAACTTCTCAGGATTGTCCACACTGTTATACCATGGACCAGAATCAATCTTGACCTCCACTATCTGTGTCTGACCATCCGGTTCTATGCCCGTTGTAATCATGAATCGCGGTGTAACGTTATAAGTAAACTTACCGGACATCGGGCAGAAGATTATCGGTGAGGCAGGCGGACTATTTTTCTTTACTGTTCCGCTGACTACATAGGCAGAGACTGCATCCAATGTATCGGTTACACTGATACGGTAACGAGTATACATACCAGCTATCTGTGAACCGTTCACCTCGAGAATACCAGAAGTAGCACTTGAAACGACAGTAGTCAGTGCTTCATAGGCTGACCAATTTACTCCGTCTGTCGACGTTGCCTGTTGAATAACATACTGCTTAATAGCACTGGTTCCTGGTATAGTTCCACTCCATGAAAGGGTTATTTTTCTGACCTCATATATAGGAGGAGTGGCGGTAAAAGTAGTCGGTGGTATCGGCAGTGTATTTCTACGGACGGTGTTGCTTGATATAGTCCAATCAGAGTAGAAACTTTCTCCGGCTGTTCCTCGAGTTCTTACTTGGAATCGGCGATAATTCCCGCGTATAGTTGGTGGACTGACGCTTAAGATACTGCTTGTTGCAGAAGTATTCACAGTGGTCAGTGCTGTCCAAGCACCCCAGTTACTGTTATCTGCCGAATCACTATATTGTATCTCATAGGATGTGATGGCATTGCCCGCACCATCAGATGCACCACTCCATGAGAGAGCGATATTTCCTTCCGCTAAAGTTGCACTTACTGAGCACGCTGTCGGTGCTCCACAAGCCGTTATATTGCAATAAATACTGTTACTGATCATCTCCACCGAGTAAACATCAAATGTGTCGATTGTCCAGATGCCAAACTGAGTATATGTTCCTGGAACTCTTGATACATTTGGGTTATAGCTACCTCCGCTGGCTGACAAGGACAGGATGGTCAGCACATTCCATGTACTCCATGTGACGTTATCCGTAGATGTGCGACTGGCAATCTGGTATCCCTTTATTGGACTAGTGCCGCTTGATGCCCCACTCCAAGTCAGCGTAATGGTTTCATTGCTATACGCTGCAGGAGATGCAACGGCTAACGTTGCTGGTTTCGGTGCTGTATTTCTTCGGACGGAGTTCGTTGATACTTTCCAGCCGGAGTAATAGCTCGCTCCTGCTGTACCACGAGTCCGTACTTGAAATCTTCGGTAATTGCCTCTAATGGTTGGCGGCGATGTATCCACGCTACCACTTGTGGCCGTAGTGGTCACTGTGGTTAGTGCTGTCCATGCTCCCCATGTTAAGTTATCAGAGGAATCGCTGTATTGTATCTCATAGGAGGATATTGAGTTATTTATACCACCAGATGCCCCGCTCCATGAAAGGGTAACGCCGCCTTCTGCAAGTGTGGAGCTGACAGAACAAGACGTCGGTGCTCCGCAAGCTGTCGTTAGAAGCGGTGAACTCAGCACTGTGTAGCTTGAATTGTCGATCACACCTGAAGAGAGCGTAAGTCTCCCATCTGAGACTACTCGAAAACGCACACCCTGAGCAGTGTTCCCCGTGGTTGAAGCACAGGTCACTGAAACGTACCTAAGTCTTGGTGTGGTTCCATCCCAGTTATCGTTGTCCTCTGCCTTTATACGTACTTGCGAGGAAGAGCCATTTACGGTCATGGTACAAAGCAAAGCATAGCCATTGTGGATAAAAGACCCGGATGAACCCAATGCAGCGGATATAGTGAAGTTATAGGTCATCTGGCTATTATTAGGTCGGCTTTTAGTATAAGTAATCGTGTAATAAACGGTCGGACTAGAACCTGCTTGCAGAGTTATGCCATTAATATCCGCCATTGATATTCACCTCCTATTCATAGACTGCCGATACTAACGAATTCACCAAACCACAAAGACTGGTATTCATACGGGTATCCATGATGTTATTTGTAACTATCGATGTGGCTGCCGTCGGTACAAGCACGTCTGCTATTCCAAGTTCATAGATATCACTGGTTCTTGTTAGTTCTGGGGCCACAGGTGTTGCAGCAGGGGTTCCGTCAACAACTGCAATCTTAATGCTTCGGTTGATTTGATTTAAACGAACCACAATTCGGTCAATACGAGGATTGCTTCCATTTGCCGTAGTAAGTGGCATATTCAGAGCATCTGTGTTCTCATATCTATATCCATTAATCCATGCACTGCCTGCCGCAATGATAACTGCCAATCCAATGCCAGGAGAAACCTGTAGGTTTGATGATGTAGCATAAAATACACCATTAGATACAAGACTTCCGAAGTATTCGGCGAAGTCTGTTGCATCATAGACTCTATCTCCATCAGATGAATTAAAAAATCCGCTTTTTTCCATATTGCTTTCCTCCCTTTAAGCTCTCGCGTAAGAGCAAGATATAAGGTAAAAACCCGTAGGCAGTGTGGAAGAAGCCGCGTTTGCTACCACACCGCTTGTATTAATTGTAATAGGCATACTTGTACCGCTACCACCCACTGTAGTTGCCACAGCGCGAACTGTTGAGTAAGGGTAAAAATTCGCATTTGTTATAGTTAGAATTGTGCCACCGGAAGCAACTCCTGAAGCGCCTACGTTAATCTGCATTCCGATTGAAACAACACCCTTATTAACAAATGACATATTAAAACCCATTGTCACGCCACTCCCGAGTGAGTAGGTCAGAGATGTATTTGCTTCCTGAGCAATCTTAGCGGTGGTTACAGCACCGTCTGCAATCCTGGCCCCTGATACAGGCGCATTATAGACATTGTTAATACTGGATGCAAAGGTGCTTCCTCGAACGGCAGCGGCTATGTCCGTAAGAGCACCGAGCGGAAAGCTTAGCCAGTTGGCCTGCCCAGACGGATTGTTGAATACAAAAACAGAAATTACATAAAACGTCATAGTGTCCCTACTGATAAAGAAACCCATTGCTCGCTGATAGCCGTATCCAGTGTTATCACCATTATGCTTTATCAAAAAGATGTGTCCGTTCTCACTTGGTTGGTCGCTGAACTTGTTCCCACTGTACGAAGTGAAGTAAAATGCATCTCCGGGTACCATGTTGTGCAAAGCATATTGGCCGACCGATATTGTACCCGCACCTACAAAATTTTCGAGTGCAGGTAGTTTTCCAAACAGATTATTTATGGTAGTCGTAACGCTATCTCCTTGGATTTTAGGATCTACCTCGTTTAAATCACCAAGTGTTTCTGTCACATTCCCCAGAGCTTCAGCTACCTCAGAAATACCCGTCGGGGCAGAAATAGCCGTTTTAACTTGGCTCATGTCTGAGCGAATTTTCTGTGCTATTGTTAATTCAGCTTTTCCAAACACTACGCTGACATTCTGACCATTCGCATCATAAGTTTCTACTATTTCAGTGATTCGTGTTGTCATAGATACACCCCATGCCTTGGAAATGACTTTGACAGTCTGCCCAAGATCATAGTCTGTCTTATATGACAAATTACCGTGAGGATTAACCGAAGTATCAAAAGAATAACGAATCGCCTGCTCATTTAGCTTGCTTTGGCCACGGAAAATCAGTGTATCAATGTAATCTACTCCGAAATCATCCTTCCGCAGGTCTTTTGCATCTATAAAGATTTCATGCCGTGCCTCTCCAGAACCACTTGTAATGGCAACAAATGTCCGGTCTGCACCTTCACCTTCGCCGCCGACAAGTGCGGTATTAGCATAATCAGCAGCACTTATAGTATAAATTTGTTCAGTTAGGTTCTCGTACTCCTTTGAGAACACTGCCTGTGACTCCAATCCCATATATAACATTACGGTTAAAATTCCATTTGAAGGTGTAAATACAGTCTTGATTCCAACCTCTGAAACCTCACATAGTTCTGTTATCACATCCATCAAGTTCCGATACGATACCTGTGTGCTGATGGGCACATTTAAGTTCGGAGATAAAAATGATATCCCACTAATTTTCCTTGCTGCATCAGAAGGATTGATAAGATTATTATTAATAAGCTGCTCCACACAAATTGAAATGTCCCCGGACAGTTTCTCCGTTTGCCATACAATACGTCGGGCAAGATATGATGTAGCAAATCGTCCGCTTGCAGTGATAATTTCCTGCTCAGTTTGAGACAATTCCAGATGCTCAATAATCCCAACTTCCTCATCATCGTTCTTCCAAATGATGTTTCCTTCTTTTAATAGTGCTGTATTCTCCTGTGTTGCTATAGCTTTTAACTCAAATGAGCCACACTGTGAGTACCGCCTGGTCCATCGAAGGTATTCGAAGGATTCCACGATACCCGCAAGCTCCCGATTTGAATTGTAGATATATAACTCCATCTTTACACCCCCAAAAACTGTGGACGAAAATAAATGCTAACCTCCAACAGATCCATATTGACTGAAGCATCGTAGCGCAGTGTGTTAATACCTGCAGAAAGTTGAAAGAACACTGAATTGGTATCCAATAACGAAAAAGCGTTTGTAATCGAAGAACCCTCCACTTTTACTACACGCTTTCCGGCGAAATGAGTATATACACGCAGCTCGTCTCCGGCATCCATAGTCGTAAGAAGCCGAATGTATTCACCAGTGTCTATCTTTAAGAGTTCAGGGTTCGTAACAGTACCCAGAGCTCGAAATACAATTTCACATCCGCAGGACACATCACCAATATTTTCCACCGTAATAATTTGACTTGGCTGACGCATTCCAAATTCCATACCACTCATAGGTATCTGCAGTTGGAATTCAAGCAGAGGTATCCATGATGCCAGTTCCTCTCTTATCTCATCCAATGTCTCGAAGAAAGGGGAGGGGCAAAGTAGGCTTACAAAGAAATTCGGTATCCGCTGCCTTGTAGAAACACTAAACCCTGCCTCCTCAACCACACAAGCAATTTGCCGACCTCGATATTGAAGCGTTCCGAGTAGTTTTGGACTAAATATCTGAAGAAACCGCTGTCTATGAGCATAAGCATCACCAGGGTTATCAGCAACAACCGTACCTTCAATCGTGATGTTTCTCATATCTAAGGTAGAGGAAATATAAAAAGCACCATCCTGGTCTGGTGCTTTGAAGGTATTAACGGTCTGACTTACGTTGCCTGTGCCATCAATCTTGGTAAGAAAATATGGACGGCTTTGTTTGAGTGTGATGCTCCTGCCATTTGCATTAATATAAGTAAGTTCCATAGTCAGACCTCCTTTAATATTCAAGTGCCAGCTTGCGGGAGAGGTTTTTAAACTCCCTTGCCAGTTCTTTTTCAGACAGAGCCTTTGGTGTTACCACTGAAAGATTTTGCGTGATACTTGTGCCTGCAGCACTGCCTTGTCCTGATGAACCTCTGTAATTCAAATCAAAGTTTGTGGGTACTGCATTTTGCATATCCCTTGTAACTGCCGTCATTGCATCCTCAAAACCTACACCGATACCTTCACCCATGTTGCGGCCAATTCCGGCAAACAGAGTTGAGGGAGAGTTGATACCGAAGAAGTTCTTAATCTTTGATACTACATTTCCAAAGAACCTGGAAATCTTATTCCATAGCCATGCACCTGCGTCTGAAATACCATTCCACAACCCTTTAATCAAATTGCCACCCACTTGAGCCATTGAGCTTATATAACCAGTAAAGGCTCTTATCAGTCCAGAGATAATCTGTGGAACGGCCTTAACAACCTCCACGATTATCCTTGGAAGGTTTGCAATCAACGCAACAAACAGCTGAACACCGGCAAGGATAATCTTATCGATGTTACCAATAATGGCATTCACCAGTGATGTTATGATCTTCGGAATCGCAGCTACAACAGTAGTAATAATCTGAGGAAGTGCTTGGATTAGCGATATTAAAAGCCGGATACCTGCATCAATAATCAAGGGAATCGACCCAATTACTGCATTGATAATACTGTCTATGATTTGAGGAATTGCCTCCACAACTGCTGTAATAATGATAGGCAATGCCGTCACAAGTGAAGTCAGCAATTGAATACCTGCATCGATAATTTCTGGAATCGATTCAATAAGAAAATCCACCACCGCTGCGATGATGGCAGGCAAGGCAGAAACAAGCTGAGGTATTGCATCAACCAATCCCTGTGATAACCCTATAATCAACTGCAAAGCTGCATCCAGTAGCATTGGCAGGTTTTCAATCAAACCTTCAACAATCTTCGTGACTGCTGAAACTGCTGCGGGTATGAGCTGCGGTAAAGCAATTCCTATACCCTCCACAAGTGCGGTTACCAGTTCTATTGCTGCATTTATAAGCAACGGAAGATTATCAATTAAAGCACCTACAATCGTCATTAAAGCACTAACAGCCGCCGGGATAAGTTCGGGTAAGAGGTTCAAAATCGTTTCTAATACCTGAGTGAATATATGTGTGACTAATTCAAGGAGCATAGGAAGCAAATCAGCAACTGCTGCTAAAATTGCACCTGTCGCTGTCGGTAATGCCGCTACGATGTTTTCTAAAACTGGTACGATGTTAGTGACAACCGCCTGGAAAGCATCAACAAGATTCTCGGTTAAATTTGTCATATCTGCATTAGCATTACCCAGTCCAGCTGTAAAAGAACCAAGAGCGGCTTGTAACAATCCAATGGAACCGGAAATTGTCTGAGTTGACTCTTTCGCAAAGTTACCAGCGTACTGCTCCGTATTCTCGAAAAACATCTGCATTGCAACTTCTGCTTTTTCTGCTTGTGTTGCCGTATTCCAAGTAAAATCCAGACCCTTCGCGAGGGCATAGGCTTGGATGTTAGTAGCATTCATGGCAACACCGAGGTTATCCATCATGGTGAAGTTACCCTTTGCCGCACCTGTGACGGCCTCCATCGCCATAGACATGTCAATACCCATGACGGATGCCATGTCTGCAGCACGTTGCATGGCCTTTTCAGTTAGTTCGAGACTCTTCTGTTGCTGTATACCAGAGCCTTGGAACAACGCACCCATTTTGTTGGCAGTAGCAAGATACTCGCTTTGAGAGACACCGAGGTTTTTATAAGCTTCTTCACCGGTTTTTTGAATCGATGCAGCATATGCTCCAAAAACCGCCTCAGAGCCACCAAGGTTTTGCTCCAGCTCACCGAATTGGGTTACTACCTCTTTACCTAACTTAATAGCAGCGGCTCCTGCGGCAACGGCAACAGCACCCATTGCTACACCGATGCCCTTGAGTACACCACCAAGTTTATCAAACCTACCACCAGCATCTTCAGCACTTTTACCTGAATCCTCTAATTCTGCACCAAGGTTATCCGCTTCGATTGTAGATTGCTCAAGTTCACGTTCCATACCATTGAGTTCCGCTTGTGCCTTGTTCAGCTGAATCTGCCAGTTTTGAGTGCGACGGTCATTTTCACCGAAAGAGGAGGAGGCATTGTCAAGAGCAGCCTTGAGTGTGGAAATCTTCTCTTTCTGTGCGTCGATTTCTTTATTCAGAACCGCATTCCGAGCGGTAACTGATTGTATGGATTTATCATTTTTATCAAACTGACTGGTTACAAGGGTCATTTCGCTGCCCAGTACCTTAAAGGACTGATTAATATCGGAGAGAGCCTGCTTAAATTCTCGCTCGCCCTCAACACCTATTTTTAAACCAAAATTGTCTGCCATGCCTTCACCTCCTCCTAAATACCCGGCGGGATAATATCGTCAATCGTCCGGGTTTTCTTCGGCTTTTCAATGCCGTGCCATTGCTTGTGGCAGGCCCATAAATCAAAAAACAGTCCAATGGGCATAAGCCAGAATTCCTCTACGTCCATGCCCATCTGAACTGTTCCATAGTAAAGAAGCCGGGTAAAGACTTCAGCGTCTGTTACCCGACTTCCACGTTTTTTGGAGTTTCTTCCTCACTTTCAACATCTCGCTTTGTACCTTTAAACATAGCTTCGGTAATTGCATTTTTATATGCTGCCAAGTCAAGAGGTGAAGTAAGAAGTTCTACCTCTTCCTCGGTAAGCAATTCTTCTGGTGCATTCTTATTCTTAAGGTTGCGAATCAAAATGGATTGATTTGCAAGTAGCGTGATTAGCCAAACAATCTCGTCTAGTGCCATCTCGAAGTTTTCTGATTTCATAAGTTTTTCTCCGAGGTTTTCAAGACCACCATATCGGACAGCAATCGCTTTAGTCGCACGTGTAGTTAGAACAAGTTCATACTCTTTGCCACAAATGTTGATAGCAGCACTTCTCTCATTATCCATCTTTTTTCCTCCTATGGTATCGGTGTGTAGACCGGCTCATAAACTTCAGTAAACCAACCAGTGATAGTGGTCGACGAAACACCAGGATCACCTTCTGTGACCTCTGCTTTCCAAGGGTGCTTACCCATGCCATCCAGCTTATTTCTTCGCATAACGGTTCCTTCGATAGTAGGTGTAGAAAAAGTAATAGAGTCTGCTTTTGTCTGTAGGTTCGTTGCGGGTAGTCCGAATTTTACGCGGTATAGCCAAAAATATCGGTATGTTCCGTTTGCCTTCTGTGCACGAAAACCTACCGCAACAGGTGTTCCCACATTCTCGCTTGCGGAGATCAGCACACCATTGTCATCGGTTGATGCACCGGTTAAATCCGCAGCTACTGTCGGCCCAATGTCATCCACACCGAGGGTTAGTGTTCCGCTGTTAAAGTCCTTCACAACCTCTGCTGCACCGTCGTCCGCGTATAAAATTGCTTCAACCAGTTCTACCGAAAGCTCAGCGGTGATGGCCTTAGCAAGCACCGAAGGTACAGCGTAGGTTTCCTCTCCGTTGGAGTCCTCGGTTATTTTTGAATAGTACAGTCTATCTAAACCAATAGTTGCCATGTGTTATTCCTCCAATCTATAGTTCTTTGCCACGTCAATGGCGTAATGATGATATCCGGTATCGTCCTCGTGTCCGATATACCGACGTTCTGTTACAGTGAAATCTGCATTCAGCAAAGCCGTTGTGACCTGCTTTTTCCGCTGCTGGTAATTGCCTTTTGAAAACAGAGATATCCGCACTTCCTGTACATCAAAGCCAGGACGGTTATCAGCATGGACTTCGAATATGTCCGTCAGAGGAATAAAAACCAGATATTCGTCAGGTGGTACACCGCTGAATACACCGGTTTCGATAGGAATGTTCAGTGGTTCCAAGACTTCGTTCAAATCTGAAAGTAGGCTCATATCTTGTTTACCTCCTCGTCCAGTTTTGATTTCATTGCTTCGATACAAGGCTTTCTACTGGTGCTTTTTGCAGGCTTTAAGAATGGTTTTGCAGGTTGCCCCGATTTTCCGTATTCGATGATATTGGCTATCTTAGCATTGCTGCCTCCGTCACGACGCGGTTCAGAAAAGCCTACTTTAACGTTGTGGTTGCCATTTCTGTCCTGCAAAGTAGGTGAAAGTCCCAATGCTGCCACGAGCTCACCAGTGGAACGGGAAGGATACTTTGTATCACGACCAACCGCTGAATTAAGATTGGATTTTACCTTATCAAGCACAACCTCACCGCCAGCCTTAAGTACTCGAGGGATGATTTCATCTGTTTTATCGTTCAACCGGGAAACCTTTAGAAGAAAGTCCTCCGGCATTTTCATTGATACTTTAGCCACTGGGTTTCACCTCCTTGGCGAGTACTTCAATGTACATTCCACGACCTTTGACATCTTCCACAGAAGTAATTTCAAATCGCCCACTTTCAAAAGAAATAAGCATTGCAGTCGTAACGGTGATACCGGGAATGTGGCGGAAACGGAAAAGATCGGTGGCTTCCGAAAATGCTGCTCTGTTTGCCCATATTTCGGTGCCGTGCCGACCTTCTCGATACGCTCTGATAGAAGCAACAATATTATCAGTCTCAGTGCTGAAACCCTCCGAGTCTTTTATAGTTACTCTCTCAATAATATCTATAAAGGTGTTCATCTTTCCAAAGCTCATAATCTACACCTTCCAATCCCGGTCAAGCCGTAAAAGTAGATTCACCGTGTTCCATACCTGCTGGCCTGCTTGAACGCTATCGGCGAAAAAACCAGCCGTCGAGCCATCTCTGCTTTCGTAAAAATGACTCGACAGCATGATTACTGCCTGTTCCGTAGTAGGTGGCATAGTGTTTTCAGTATAATAGCCCTCAGCGACATGCTGGTAACTCTCTGCGTAGGAGACGGCAGCTTTGATGTAATGTAACAGAAGTCCGTCATCTGCATCATGTGTTAAAATCAAGTTTGCTTTTACTTTGGGGAGAAGATTATCTGTTGTCATGCCATCCGTCTCCTTTCAATCATTCTCAGTCTGCTTCCATCAGCCCGGCCACTTTCAGTTTGGCGAGAAGAGCATTGAAATCCGTTACCAGACCAGCTATATCGATGGCGGTACTGTCTCCCTGATTCGCGGCTACGGGTATTTCAGGTACGACCGGATATGTTGGCACATAGAGGATTCCGTCCTCACCAATTTTGACGGGTACTGTGTCAGTCACCTCTTTAGCAGCGGCTTTCACACCGCCGAGAGCTGCCTCAGAAGCAGGCGCGGCGGTAGAGGTTAGCCCCGTTACCGAGGCCCCCTCCTTAATTTCCAAGGTGCCGCCGATGACGGTTTTATCTCCGCCCTGTTCGGTGTAATTCTTTGTGTTATAGCTCATAATGCACCTCCGTTAAACTTTCTGCTGAAGTATCTTAATGGCTTCAGGCAGAATCAGTTTTCCATCTACACGCTGAGTAGCTACAAATCCTACTTGGCCAGTAACGGCAAAGAGTTCATTTAGTCTCTTAAACACTCTACCTTGACGGTCGGCTACCCAGTAATAACTGAAATCCCCGAATGCTATTGTCTTTGCTCCAGAAGCAATAGCAGGCACGTAGGAAGATGTATACAACGGACGATTAAGAATAGTATCTGGAGTTCCAGCCTGTATAGATGGCTGCCATAGGTACTGACCTTGACCATCTTTCAGTTTACGGATTGCCTTTACCGTTGAATCATTCATAATGAATACAGACTTATTACGATAAGGTGCTTTTAGTGAATAGAACAGGTCAAGCACTTCATCGAGAGTGATAGCTGTTGCACCGGCAGTAGTGACACCTAATTGTGCTCCTCCTGTTGCTGCCAGGATACCGGTCGGTTTACCAGAACCATCGCCAATGAAGAAGGCTTCCTCTTCCTTGTTGCCGATACGTCTTGCAAATTCCCTAGAAATATAAGGTTCAAGTTGAAATACGCTATCGTTTAGAAGTTCCTCTGAAACCTTGATCATCGTACCCAGCTTATATGCCCCTATGGAAACTTGACCGAAGCTGTCATCACTTTCAGGGATTACTCCTTCCTCATCTATCCATGAAGCGGTCCCCTTAGATGCTACCACTGGAATTTTACGGTCACCAGAAGCAGTAGTGATAACATTAGCCAATCTACGGAAGATGTTCTCTTCCTCTAAAGCCTCTACAAGTGTTCTCTCAAACTCGTCTGGGACTAAGTATCCACCTTCTGAATCAGTTCCAACCTGAAGAGCATTCTTTATGATGGGATCGAGGCCTTCACCAGCACGTGTACGCATAGCATTCCAGAATGCTTTTCTGTATTCGTCAGTTGCTCTGCCGGTTTTGCCTTCCAGTTTTGAAGTAGCAGGCTTTCCTGTCAAAGGGTTAGCCATAGGAGCGTTAAGTTCCGCATCCAATATGGCCTGTTTTTCCAAACGGTCGATTTCCTTACCAAGAGCAATTACATCAGCTTCCATTTTGTTATAGGTTGCCTCATCCTCAGCAGAAATCAAACCATCTGTGCCACGCTTAGTATCTAAGAACGCTTTTGTAGCGTCCCATGCTTTGGCGCGTTTCTCGCGCAGTTCTAAAATCTTGTTCATAATCTTTTCCTCCTATTAATGAATGATGTTGTTGAGCCGCTTTTCCAGTGAATCAGCGGGTGTACCTTTTTTAGCAGTTGTTTTCTTTGGACACACTTTATCAAGTAACGAATTTGTAACTGCTCTACGGCTAAAGGCATAAGTGAAATCATCTTGCTGAATGTGCTTTTTCTCATCCTCCAAAATTTCATCTGCAAAGCCCAGTTCAATTGCCTTATTGGCGTTTAGCCAGGTTTCCGCATCCATGAGATGTGAAAGCTTGGTTCTTGATAAACCTGTCTTGATTTCATAAGCATTGATGATGCTTTCCTTTACTTCCGATAGCATGGCTATGGCTTTTTGCATTTCCTCACTGTCACCGATGGCTACAGTCAAGGGGTTATGCACCATCATCAGTGCAGTAGGTGCCATAAATACAGTAGTTCCCGCCATAGCGATTACAGAGGCAGCAGATGCTGCGATGCCGTCAATCTTGATGGTCACTTTGCCTTTATAGTCCATGAGCATGGTGTAAATCTGGCTGGCTGCGATGCAATCACCCCCCGGTGAATTCAGCCAAATAACAATGTCACCCTCACCGGCAAACAAATCTTCTTTGAAAGCCTTAGGAGTGACATCATCATCAAACCATGATTCCTCGGCAATCACGCCGTCGAGGTAGAGCGTTCGAGTGTCGGATTTTTGGTCCTTGACCCAGTTCCAAAATTTCTTCATTAGGTTTCCTCCAATCTTGTCGTATTTGCGAATGCACCAGCATCCTGTAACTTGGTCATTGCTCCATTAATGAGATAAAGATCACCTCCAAGTTCCTCCGGAATTCGGTCAAGGTTCTCAAGCTCTCTGATGTCATTTGCACTCATCCAGCCATTTTGTCTAGCCGTTGCATAGCCACTCATACGGCTTACATAATCGCCTCGAAGCAGACCGTCTACATTAAATTTGATAAATACAGTAGATTTTTCACTTGCTGTGAGAAGAGAACGGAACATATTCTGTTCCCATCGCACTACCCAAGGGTCAAGTGTGTATTTCACAAACTCTAAGGATTGCTGCTCAATATTTGAAAAGCTACTTTTCTCAAGGTCAGCCAGCATATGTGGTGGTACTCTAAAAATACGGGCAATTTCATTAATCTGAAATTTCCGTGTTTCAAGAAACTGTGCTTGCTCGGGAGGGATACCTATCTGCTGATACTTCATTCCTTCTTCCAGTACAGCCACTCTGTGAGAGTTAGTTGATCCTTGGTAAGCAGCATTCCAGCTGTCCTTTACTTTCTGTGGATCCTTGATTGTTCCGGGATGCTCCAACACACCACCGGGTGCCGCGCCATTAGCAAAGAACTTAGCACCGTATTCTTCTGTAGCCATGGCAAGTCCAATGGCATTCTTGGCCATAGCAATAGGTGAATATCCCACCAATCCATCAAACCCTAAGCCGGGGATATGGAGCACATCGGATGGATCAAGATAGACCAGGCTATCTTTTCCAAGGGTAGGTGCGTCCTCTATACTTCGCTGATATAAATAAAATAGCCGTCCGTTTTTATCACGGTCGACTGTCATTTTATTTGGCATTAGGGGATAGAGAGCAATAACCTCACCACGGGCATTTCGGATAATCTGTGCATAAGCATTACCCCATAATAAAAGATGACTCATCAGCGTTTCACGAAACGTAAATGAAGTCATCTCAGGGTTTGGCTCATCATGGAGCAATTTATATAACGGATGTTTTAAATATTTCTCTTTGCCACCACTATCGTTGTATTTATAAACATGAAGCGGAAGTCCAGCTAATGTTTCAGCTAATATTCTCACGCATGAGTAGACTGCCGTCATCTGCATTGCCGTATGTTCATTGACAGGCTTTCCAGCAGTAGTTCCACCAAAAAAGAAACTATATCGGCTGCCACTCAGACTATCCTTAGGCTTATCACGAGCCTTAAATATCCCTTGTAATATTCCCATTGACATCACTCTCCTTTATTAAAAAATAAGCAGTCCACGTTCATCATAAACTGACGAACCAGTACCTCCACCACAGCGAATAGCACGGTCAAGTGCCATAATAGTTGCTACGGCACCGTCAATCTTTTCAGTGGACTTTTCCTTATCAGCCTTTATATTCCCGGCAGGGTCTGTTCGGATATAGATGTTATCCATCATCCAACGAAGAATCGGATGCCCGCCGTGTGCAATCTTTTGTTCCAAGGTTAGTTTCATCAATTCTTTGGTCGGCGGTGACATATCTTTAAATCCTTGGCCGAAGGGAACCACCGTAAAGCCAAGGTTCTCAAGGTTCTGCGTCATTTGCACAGCACCCCAACGGTCGAAGGCAATTTCTCTAATGTTATATTTCGTTCCAAGTTCCTCAATAAAAGTTTCAATAAAACCATAATGCACCACATTGCCTTCTGTGGTTTTAAGAAACCCTTGCTTTTCCCATACATCATAATTTACATGATCCCGCCTGACACGCAAATCGATATTGTCCTCCGGTATCCAGAAGAACGGTATTACAGTGTATTTATCATCCTCGTCCAATGGGGGGAAGACCAGCACGAAAGCCGTAATATCTGTACTGCTCGATAGGTCCAGTCCTCCATAGCAGACTCGCCCACGCAGTGATTCCGGGTCAACAGCAAATGCACAGGCATCCCATTTTTCCATTGGCATCCAACGCACCGCCTGTTTTACCCATTGATTAAGACGAAGTTGCCTAAAACTGTTCTCCTCTGCTGGGTTTTGCCTTGCTGATTCAAAGGCTGCTTTCACTTTATCCATACTAACCGTAATGCCAAGCGATGGATTTGCTTTCTTCCAGACCTTTGGATCAGTCCAGTCATCCTCTAAAGCAGCACCATATATGACAGGGTAGAAAGTAGGATCATTTTTTCGTCCATCTATGATATCCAAAGCCTTCTGATGTACTTCCCAGCAAATGCTGTTCTGGTTATCTCCAGCAGTGGTTATAAGGAAATACAGTGGCTGCATTCTGGCATCACCACTTCCTTTTGTCATAACATCAAAGAGCTTTCTGTTCGGTTGGGTGTGAAGTTCGTCAAATACCACACCATGGGTATTAAAACCGTGCTTGTTGCTGACATCGGCTGACAGCACTTGATAAATACTGCCCGTCGGTTGATAGATGAGTCTCTTTGTAGAGTCAAGAATCTTCACTCGTTTTGCTAAAGCCGGGCACATCCTAACCATATCCGCCGCAACATTAAAAACAATGGATGCCTGATTTCGATCAGCTGCACAGCCGTATACTTCAGCACGTTCCTCGTTATCTCCGCAGGTGAGCAACAGGGCAACAGCCGCCGCAAGCTCACTTTTCCCCATCTTTTTTGGTATTTCTACATAAGCGGTATTGAACTGCCGATAGCCATTAGGCTTTAAAATTCCGAATACATCACGGATAATCCGCTCTTGCCAATCGATTAATTCAAATGGCTTACCCGCCCATGTTCCTTTTGTATGGGAGAGTGCCTCGATAAAGGCTACGGCATAATCAGCGGTGGACTTATCGTAGACTGAATCCGCTGCCTTAAATATTGTAGGTGTGTATTTCTTAAGTTTTCGTATATCCGCCGCCTCCTTCCAAGCATAAAAATAGACCTGCATCATGCAAGCCTTTAAATCTATCTGTACGAGAAACAGAGCCACTTTTGGCACTGTCCTCTTATTGGTTTGAACTATTCAATTCTCTTCGCCAGTCAGAATAAAACGGGCATAGGCACCGGTGTTATCAATAAGGTAAGCAAGTAGCTCATCATACCCTTCTCGCAGAGCGATTTCCTGTACCTTCCTAACATCAAACATATTGGTTTCACCAGTGTCTCGGATGGCAAGTATCTGTTCCTTTATCTTCTTATCCATTGTCGACCTCCTTTGAATCCTCTACAGCCTGTTTTAGAATACTGATATCAAAATCTGCACTCTTGTAACCTTCTAAGATAACACTGTAATAGTAGCAGCTTGGAGTGCCAAGTGGTCTGCCGTCATTCATGATATACACCATAGTTTCTATATTCCTTTTTCCAAGCTTCACTTTGACCTTTTCTTTTCGGTAAAGGAAGGGGAAACCCTCGTAGCGATCGAGTGCCGCTTCGTCTGCAGGGGTAATCTCCCACAGAAGGCATGGCACTGTCTTGCCCTTTAAAGGCTCCACGGTTGCCACAGAGCCGCCGTGTCCGCCTCGAAACAATAACTGGTAGTCCTTTAAAACCACCGGCCCAACCGGCTTTGCTGTGGGGCAACGGTGCGCCATTTGCTCAAGATTAAGGTTTGAGCCATAGGCGAGATAGAATGTTTTATTCATTGTCTTTGTCCTCCTTATTTTTGCAAGACAACCGTTCAGGCTGCCCGAAATCGCCACGCTGCCGAGCCTTCCAAATGGGTGGTCAAATGTTCACGGCAGTTTGCGAATTCCTCACCAATAAAACCGATGCGGTTGAGGTAGGTTCGCATTGCAAACTTTTCATTCTCAACCTGCGGTTTCTTTGCCGAGGCACACTTTTGTGTTAAGGCTTGATTGTTCAGTGCAAGGGCGAGAACAATGTAGGTTCTAATCTTGCCTGCGTGAAGTTCGCTGTTAAATCCTCTGAGTTCAACCGTGTGATTTCCGTTGAAAAAGCTGTGCAGGTTAAGAAAATGATATCGGCTTGAATGATAATGCCTGTCGGTGCTTTCGCTATAACCCTCATACCAGATGCTCTCAATCTGTGCCAGCGTTTTTGGTTTCTTTCGGTTGATTTTTTCCACCAAAATCTCATCCATCTTTTTGCAGTAACCCATTCGTGAAGGTGCTATTTGCAATGCCTTGTAAAAAAGGTCGTTCTTGCTTGCGATGATGTTTACAAAGTTTCGTATGCTCCTTGCCGTGTGCCCTGCTCCATCTAAGTGAATGTGTATTCCGCAGGAGTTGTTGGTGAAAGCTCCTGCCTTGCGAAGCCTGCGTACCAGTTCCTGCAATGTTTCAATATCCCCTTGGTAGGTTAGGATGGGACTTACCAGCTCTACACTGTATTCTCTGGTAGCTGCAACCTTCTGCCGTCCTTGTTTCTTCTGGCAAGAGATGCTACCGTCGCTCATAATTTTCCAAACCCGTCCGTCAGCGGTTGTAATCTTCTTAGTGTCGTAATAATCGCCTGTGTTCACAACCGTCCCGTTTAGGTATTCGGCTACAACCTTGGCCGCTTCGTTTCTTGTTATTCCTGTGAACTCAATTTCAATTCCAAAATTCTTGTTTAGCATTTATTCTTGCTCCTTTTAAAGTGTATTTGTCTCTTTCAACATGTACATATATCACTCTAAAAGGCTTATATATCAAGATAATTATTCGATATAAACACACAAATTTTCTTCCATTTATGGCTTAGAATGTGTGTACTTTATTCTTCGATTTTCCTGCACAAATCCTCCCCGTAGACCACATTTAAAGAAGAACCATTCTCCCAACGAACCATGATACTGCCTGTATCATCGACTCCAGTGACAATTCCTTTCGTTCCGATAGGAGGTGCTTGGAAATCATCCATACGAACAAGTTCTACTCGGCATCCCACGGGATAATGCTTTCGGATGCGTTCTACAGTTTCTCTTGAAGGGAAATTATTCATTAGCCGCTACCTCCTCAGCTTTAACCGGAGCACCATTTTTAAAGGCACTGTTGCCGGATAAATTTTTTAGTAAGATTTTTCGTTCCGCTTTGTATTCAGTACCAATGAAACCAAGTCGGATAAGAAAACAGCGAAAAGCATATTTCTCATTTTCTACTTCCTTTTCGGTAGCATTAACTCTCTGCTGTGTTTTTGCCAAGTCGCTGAGTGCAGTAATAAAATGGGTGTAGGCTTTGACCTCATCTGAAGTAAGCTCACCTTGAAACCAGGGGAAACTAATCGTTTCTTCGTTTGTTATTATAGGGATGTAATTTGTACCAAGAGCTTTTTTAATTAGAGACGATTTGCTTTCTATCAATCGCTTGAGGTTATCAAGAGCCACATGGGTGAAAGCTGACTTTGGTAACTCAATGGTCAAACGGTTAGTATCCTCGTCACTTTGCTCAGGCTCTGCATATGCAGGCGGTTCCTCATAATCATGGTAGGGACTGACCCTTCCGCCAAGAGCTGCTTCGTAAGGAATTTGGATATCCTCCGGCACTGGTTCTGCTTTTGGAAGTGGAGTGTCATATTCTTCTGTAATCGCTTTGAAGTCATGCAATCCTTGAAGGTCTGCTACTAAGCCAGGATTATCCTCACCCTCGAGCATTCCATTCTTATCGATGTGATAGCCTCCTACCTCGTAAGCAAAGGTAGGTGCACCAAGGTATATCGTCGGAGCATTTAGTTCCAGGCTGATTGCTCCTACCAGCGATTTTCGTTTTGGGCCTGTAACATTATAATTTATCTTCATTTTTCATACCGCCTTTCATTTTTCGGTACTACATATATCACTCTAAGCGCTGTAAATAGCAAGTCATTTTGAGCGTTCTATGTAGAGAATAATGTTTTTTATTCGGCGGTATCTTGTATAGAAAACACAATGCCCGACAGAACAAAATATACACAAGGAAGTGCAACTCCATTGCCCCACATCTTATATTCTGCAGAATCAGAATGTGGGTCTTTTAGCCACTTCGATATCTGCTTTAAGGTTTTAGGCTTAGTTGATTTCCCCATAACCTTACGATGAGTTTCAAATATGTTATACCAGGTGCGTAAGTCATCCATTGTTGGATTTTCTGTTCCAAGATCACTACACCACCAGTCCGGGAAACCTTGAAGCCTTGCACATTCAGTCGGAGTTAATCTTCTAACCGTATATTCAATAGCGTCTGTATCATTAATAAGTGGAGGGTCTTTGTAATCAGTCGCAACCAGCGTATTTGCAAGTTCTTCTTCAGCGGTAGTAAAAAATGATGCCTTGCTTGAAGAGTAGGTAGGAGTTGCCACTGCACTAGGCCCCTGTGCATTTAGTGTTGATGATATTCCGTCTTTTGTAATACCAAGATTTCTAGCATAATTTTGACCACAATTGAATGCTTCTCTATCAATAGCGAAAACAACAGCGTGCTTATCTACAGTATTTAATGTAAAGCTTATATTTTCATTAATCCCGTCACCCTGGGGGCCGTTCTTATCTTTTCTGCCAATCATGGAGCCTTGCAGGGCATAACTTTCTACAATAGCAATTCCGCCTTGATTGCATGACGGATTTCCACCGTTTCCATCAATGGTGCGTGAAGTATCAGCCTCGTAAACACCACTGTTGGGATTAGATGATTTCATGGCATTGCTGTCTTTAGAGCAGATACCATAGGCTTTCGGAACAAATAAAGTCTGGTCATTATTGCAGGATAATGTTGCCGATTTATTATTCTGGATAAGTGCACCTTTTCCACCTCCCTCACAGCCACACCGGATTTTGAGAGTTTTCGGTGTATCACCAACCACAAAAGGCTGGTTATTTCCACCTGTTCCATAAGTGGCTGATATTGTTGGTGCAACATCAATTGGTCCTGTAAAACGAGTATCTCTTCCGTGATTATCAAATACCGCAGCATCCACAACGCAGGGTGGATGATGAGCCTCTGCTCGGAGAGTACAAGTGACATCTTCTGTGATATCCATACGATTGCCACCTTGGTCATTTAAGATCACACTGCTTGAGCCTGTTTCTCTAATGCCGTTTTCAAAACAACCGGAAGTTCCTTGCCACGAGCGGAAGCTCTCCTTAGAATACCCAGACAAGCCTTCTGACTTAAATAGTATTTCTCCGGCACTCCTGCCTGCAAAATCTGCGACAAGGAAGATGCGTTTTCTTCGTTGGGGAACTCCCCAGTATTGAGCATCAAGCACTCGCCAGGCAATGGAGAAATCATCTCCCACGATATTTCCTGCTTGCCTCCATTTATCAGCTTTAGGAACTGATAAGGTTTCATCTTTGATGTGACAGATGCTTTCAAGGACACATCTGAAGTCCTCTCCTTTGTTTGAGGAGAAAGCACCCGGCACATTTTCCCAAACGATGTATCTTGGATATTTGCCATCTGTGGCACACCTCATTTCTTTTACAATTCGAATGGCATCATAAAAAAGACTTGAACGCTCTCCGTCCAAGCCATCACGCTTACCTGCCACAGACATATCCTGACAAGGTGAGCCAAATGTAATTATATAAACCGGTTCTATCTTGCTACCATCTATGCAAGAGACATCACCGTAGTGTTTCATAAAAGGCAGTCTTTTGGTTGTAACCCGTATAGGAAACGGCTCAATTTCGGATGCCCATAACGGCTCTATGCCACAGAGCATACCACCAAGCGGAAAACCGCCACTGCCGTCAAAGAGAGAACCGAGGGTAAGCTCATGCTTCATCGGCACTCACCTCCGGCAGATCACCATATCTGATTTCCGAGTTATCTCTCAAAAGATATACACCATCAGAACTTCCAACTTGCTCGATATATCTCTTTACTATGACATCACAATACTTCTCATCCAGTTCGATGGTATAGCATATCCTGTCCGTCTGCTCACAGGCAATAAGGGTAGAACCACTGCCACCGAATGGATCGAGTACAATACAATTAGACAAACTACTATTCAGAATTGGATAGGCTACCAATGCTACTGGTTTCATAGTAGGATGGTCAGCATTTTTCTTTGGCTTCTCAAATTCCCAGATGGTGGTTTGTTTACGGTCGGCATACCAGTTGTGCTTGCCGGACATCTTCCAACCGAAAAGAACAGGCTCATGCTGCCATTGATAGGGGGAGCGACCGAGAACAAGCGACTGCTTTTTCCAGATGCAAGTACCAGAAAGGTAGAAACCAGCTTCAGAGAATGCTTTTCTGAAATTCAAACCTTCAGTATCTGCATGGAACACATAAATAGAAGCATCCTTTGCCATTGCCGTTTCGGTGTTCTTAAATGCATCAAGCAGAAATTCATAGAACGCTTCATTACCCATGTTATCGTTTTTGATTTTACCTGCTGAACCTTCATAGTTGACATTGTATGGTGGGTCGGTTACCACAAGGTTTGCAAGTTTGCCATCCATAAGAAGATTGAAAGTATCAACCTTAGTGGAATCACCGCAGACTAGCCTGTGTCGCCCAAGCACCCAAACATCACCTTGCTTGGTGAGTGCAGGCTTTTGCAGTTCTGCATCTACATCAAAGTCATCTTCATGAATGCCATCCTTAAGTGAATCCTTAAACAAAGCATCCAGTTCAGCAGGCTCAAATCCAGTAAGAGATACATCAAAGTCGGCTCCTTGCAGGTCAGCAATTAACAGCATCAATTTGTCTTTATCCCAGTCACCACTTATTTTATTAAGGGCGATATTGAGTGCCTTTTCTTTTTCCTCGTTCATTTCGATAACCACACACTCGACTTCGGTGATGCCCATATCAAGCAGAACCTTCAATCGCTGATGGCCGCCGACAACATGAGATGTAGTCTTATTCCATATAACGGGTTCAACATAACCAAATTGTTCAATGGAGCGTTTCAGCTTTTCATATTCCGGGTCACCGGGTTTCAAATCTTTACGAGGATTATAGTCGGCTGGAATCAGTAGCTCAGTTTTCAATTTTTCTATCTGCATATAACTCAGCCGCCTTTCTTAAATTTGTGTACATATTGACATTCTCCCAGGGGAACAGACTGGAATTAAAATGTCCGTAAACCGCTGTATCGGAGTAGATTACATTTCTTAAGTGTAGTTTTTCGATGATTGCAGCAGGCCTGAGGTTAAACACTTCCTGCACAATAGTGGCAAGCTGATCATCGGTGATCTTACCTGTACCAAAGGAAGTCACATCAACAGCCACAGGGTTTGCTTTTCCTATGGCATAAGAAAGAGCGACCTCGCATTTCTCTGCAAGACCGCTCCATACGATGTTCTTTGCAATGTATCGCGCCATGTAGGCACCGCTTCGGTCAACCTTAGTCGGGTCCTTGCCACAAAGGGCACCTCCACCGTGGGATGCAAGACCGCCATATGTATCGACCATGATTTTTCTGCCTGTCAATCCTGTATCAGCAGCGGGACCACCCTCGACAAATCTGCCGGAAGGGTTAATAAGGATTTCGGTGCCCTCATCAAACGGAAAATCCTCAAAGCACTGCCAAAGTACATTATTTCGGATATCCGAACTTAGTTCTACCTGGGTTTTGTCTTTATCATGTTGGACTGAAACTACAATCGTTTTTACACGTCTTGGCTTACCGTCCTCATATTCCACTGTTACCTGTGCTTTGCCATCTGGTTGAATTCCTTTGATGAGTCTTCCTTTACGGCAATCATCAATACGCTTTACGATACGATGTGAAAGCACAAGTGGCAGGGGCAGATTCTTACTGGTTTCGTTAGTTGCATAACCGTAAACCGTACCTTGGTCCCCGGCTCCTATGGAACCATATGGGTCAGTAATACCATTTCGCACTTCAAGTGCAGTATCTACACCCGCTGTAATGTCTGCACTTTGATGATGTACGAACACAAATACTGCGAATTTCCATGGATTATATCCGACTTCTCGAAGTACATTTCTTACGATGAATCGGATATCCACTTTACCGCTGCAGGTGATTTCGCCCGCCACGATAATTTTGCCTTTAGTAGCCATTACCTCACAGGCTACACGAGAAGCCCTATCTTTACGCAAGCATGCATCCAGAATATTATCAGCAATGAGATCACAAAGTTTATCTGGATGTCCGGCACAAACACTTTCTGCTGTTTTATAAGTAATCATTGTTTTTCTCCTATCTTATTTATTTTCCTCGCCTTGCCGTGAGCAGACGTTCCATTACATCGTCCTGTGGATTGGCACCACTGTATTCACCAGTGCAGTTTTCCTTGACGATTTGGAATATCTCCATCCACAGACGGTTGGTTTGGTTCATGTAATTCTGACCCATTGCCACATATGGACTTTGAATAGCGTTACCCGTAGTAGGATGTTTTGCTAAAAATCCATATTCAGTAACCGCTTCCTCACATTGAATCCAACGAGCCACGCTCATGGCATAACGTTCTAAAAGCTGTGGTGATACGAGGGTAGCACACCCACGTTCATTCAGCCACTGCCATGTGTTTCTGTAGATTTCTCCCGCCACCAGTGCTTTACCGTCCTTTTGTATAGCTTCGAGCATTTTATTTGGCTCGGGCATTTCAAGTCCTTTTAGATCTGCTGTATCCTGAAATTCCATCACGGTTAGTTTTCTGCCTCCAGGATTGCCTTCGGCGATTTTGTCAGCCAGTGGTTTCTTTTTCGCACCTGCACCGACACGAGCGCCACCTCGATTTGTACCGTCTTTTGCCATATAATCACCTCACTTTGCAGGGAGGGGGCTATTCCCTCGTTTGAAACCGCATTTTTTCACACGAAGCCCCACGCCGCTGTCCGCTTTAAAAAGTTTTAGAGATTTTACCGCCCCCACCGGTCACCGCTCTCGGCAGTAATCCTTGAGTGGCAGGATTTACAAAGAGCCATGAGATTGCTCCTCTCGTTGCCTCCGCCTTTGGAGAGAGGGAGGATGTGGTGTACCTCTTCAGCTGGAGTAAGACTGCCTTGTTTCTCGCACTCCTCACAAAGAGGATGCGACTTGATGTAGCGGTCACGAATGCGTTTCCAAGCACGGCCGTATCGTTTGTTGGAGAAAGGGTCACGTTCATACTGGTTGTAATGTTTGTCCATTGCCTTTTGATGCTCGGCACAGTATTGCTCACGTTCAGCAAGCCGACCGCAGCCGGGATAAGCACAAGGACGCTTTGGTTTGTAGGGCATCATTTCACCTCGCTTTTGGGCATAGAAAAAGCCCTGCAGGACGAACCCACAAGGCTTGGAATCTATTCTATTTCGCTGATTATATAATAACATAAATGCAACTGTGGTATCTTGTTGCAAAGTGTTGCAGAATGTGCAAACTATATTTTAATAGGATTTTCAGGAAGAGTTACATGGTTAAGTGCTGCATTGTGCCACCTATAAACTGTTGTTCTATCGGCATTGAGTTCATCACCGATTTGCTCCCAGGTGAAGTTATGCACATACCGATAGCGTAAGACCATGCGTTCATCCGTGTCTGCAACCTCGTTTATAACACACCTTATCTGCTCTTTGAGTGCTACAAGGTTATCCACCTCAGCATTTATTTTACTTTCCAAATCTATAATCCGCTCTAAACATCTTACAAACTTTGCATCTGTACTTCGTGAAGTTTGCACCTTCTCATCCCAGCTTGGTGATGATACACTTGTTGCCATTTCTCTAAGGCACTCCATTTCCTCGATGTCAGATTGTATTCTTTTATCAAGCCTATAAGCCTGGTGTAAATATTCCTTTACTTTCATGATCTTCTTACCTCCGATCTAAGATTTTTGATTAGGAAATTCCCATCAACAGAGGTAAGTTCTCTATACCAATCAGAATGGAAGAACCTCTCCACCTCGGATATCATGTCCTTCGCAGGATCATAGCGGGGACGTTTTTTCAGTTTTTTCAGTGCATCCCTATAATCCTTGACAGCTTGCAGAATAATGGCGTTTGCAAGTTGCTCATAAGGGTCGGTCATCGCACCACCTCCAATTTTGCTTTTACTGCATCAATTAAAGAGGTTTGTGTTTTTTCTTTTCTTGTAAGTGCAATCATAACGTCTTCATCTATGGTGTTTTTGGCAACAATGTGGTGAATCACAACTGTTTCATTTTGACCTTGCCTGTAAAGGCGGGCATTGGTTTGCTGATACAACTCCAAAGACCAGGTAAGTCCAAACCATATAAGGGTAGAACCACCGCTTTGAAGATTAAGGCCATGTCCTGCACTTGCTGGATGAATAGCGGCGATTGGAATACTGCCGTCATTCCAATCTTCTATATCTTTCGATGACTTTATCTGCCTAACGGGAAACCTCTTCTGGATACGCTCCAGGTCATGCTTATACCAGTAGGCAACAAGCACCGGTTTTCCGTTTGCACCTTCAATCAAGTCCTCCAAGGCATCAAGTTTTCTATCATGAATAAGATGATCTTTATTTTTATCATCATAGACAGCACCGTTGGCCATCTGCAGGAGTTTGCCGGAAAGAACTGCCGCATTTACTGCATCAATTTCCTCATCACCTAAATTTGCAACCATCTCATCTCGAAAATCAGAATAAATACTCCATTCCTTTTCACTCAGATACACAGGCACTTCGTTTATAACGCATTCAGGCATTTTGAGATAATCTGCAGACTTCATAGAAATCGTAATATCAGATATTTGGTTGTATATCCTTTCTTCAGCACCTGGCAACGGCTTATATGAAAAGATAATCTCAGCATTTCGCTTATCTGGTACAAAGTAGGCGCTACGGTAGTGGGTTATGTACCTTCCAAGTCTTTGACCTAAATCAAGGACACGAAACTCTGCCCATAAATCCATAAGTCCGTTACTTGAAGGTGTTCCCGTCAAACCTACAATCCTTCTTACAGATGGTCTTACTTTCAGAAGGCTTTTGAATCGCTTTGCACCATAGGACTTAAAAGAAGATAACTCATCGATGACAACCATATCGAAGTCAAAGGGAATACCGCTTTTGTTTACAAGCCAGTCTACATTTTCGCGGTTGATGATATAAAGGGTGGCTCTCTTCATAAGAGCATTTATTCTATCTCTTTCAGTTCCTACAGCCACAGAGTAGGATAAGCCTTTGAGGTGATCCCACTTTTTTATTTCAGCAGGCCATGTTTGAGATGCCACTCTTAATGGAGCTATAATCAAGACTTTTCTAACTTCAAATTTATCAAGGCATAAATCAAACAATGCAGTAAGCGTGATTGCTGTCTTTCCTAACCTAAGCCCATATCAAGGAATATCGCAGATATTGGCTTGCTTTCAATAAAATCAATTGCAAACTGCTGATAATCATGTGGTATGAACTTCATTCGGCATCACCTCCCACCTCTCGTAGCACTTCATCTATTTGCTCTACACCATCAATGCAGTAAACTAAAAATCCTAACGCTTCCAGTTGCCTTTTTCGTCTTACTTGCAAAGGACGCATCATTTTACCCGGTGCTTTTAGTTCAACAAATGCAATTCTACCCATAGGAAGGAGCACAATTCGGTCTGGCATACCATTAAAGCCAGGACTTACAAACTTCGGTGCAATGCCTCCCATATTTTTTACTGCTGCTATCAGTTTTTGCTCTATATATTTTTCAGTCACCATTTACCTCCCATATGACACAAGGACACAAAATCACAACCATTTCCTTATATTTACTTACGCGCGTGTGCGCTCACATGTATTTACTATCTCGTTTTATAAAAAAGCATTTTAAATATAAGGGAAATAGTTGTGTTGTGACGCATTCTTGTGTTTCTTATCCTCCGTAGTGATACAATCGCTGTCTGCCGTAAATGGGCTGACGCTTGATATTAGTGGTTCGCTCCCATCCGGGAATCTGAGACATCATTGCTGCAATACTGTAGCTATCTGATGCCTTAAGTTCTTGCAGGCTTTTGCCAAAGCATTCGCACCATATTTCTGCATTGCTCACCTCGGTACGGACAATGCTCCCGGTATGCACCGGATTTCCAAACTCGCTACCGCTTAAGTAATTTCTACGAGCAAATAAATCCATACTGTCCCAATCATCGGGTAACCTGGTATTAAGGTACTCTTCGACCATACCAACACGCTCATCAGCCTCCATTGCACCTTTCTGTGCTTTTTCAGCCTCCTCTAAAACATCACCCTCAAGATATAACTTTTCTCCGGACCTCCATATTTCTTTTGCTTCTGCCCAGAATTGTTGTCTATATTCCTCTGTGAAATTCCAAGTCTTTTTCTGCTTTTTCTGATGCACCTTGATAATCCAAAAACGGCGGTTGCCTGTGATGTCACGCAAATATCCACGCTCTCCGTTAACTGTCGCAATGACGATGCACTGTCTTGGATGGCTTTCGACTACTTTCCCATAGGATGGTCTGTATTTATCATCTGAAGTTGAGAGAAATGCCTTAACCTTTTCGATGTCGGCTTTCCTCATACCGGCAAGCTCTCCTATTTCAACTACCCAAAACCCCTGCAATTTTTCAGCACCCGACTTATCATCCATATCTGTTAGTGATAGCGTTTCAGAGTAATAATCTGCTGTCACCAGGTCTTTAACAATCGTGCTTTTACCAATGCCCTGATCGCCATCGAGCACTGGAACGCAGTCAAACTTAATTCCAGGAACATATATACGAGCAACAGCTGCAGCAAAAGTCTTTCTGGTAACTGTGCGGATGTATTCTGTATCATCAGCTTTCAAATATCTTATAAATACATCCTCTACACGCTTTACTCCGTCCCATGCAGGAAGGGAATCAAGGTAGTCCCTTATAGGATGGAATCTCCGGTCATCAGCAACCTTGGTAAATGCGACATCATGGTTTCTACTTGAGAACGGAAGGTATCGAATATCCATAATAGACTTAAGTTGTGCCGTATCAGCATCTCTCCAAAATCGGTTTGCATCTGGTCTTTCCCAGGGAAGTGGACCTGTGACCTGGATACGGTTCGCCAATTCGTTATACGCAAAATTCGCAAAATCCGGATCATTATTAAGAATAAGGTTTAAGTTGTACACGCTATTCTCTAACACTTGACTCCGAGGCTGATATTTAAGCCTTGTTTTCCAGTCATCACCACTTGCAGAAAAATCCTCTTCCGCTTCTGCAAGTCTCTCGTTGGTAATAAGCAGCTTGACCTTATCATCATTCATTGCAAACTCGCACATTGCCTTGAACGATTTTTTCTCATCATCATTTCCAAACTTATGAAGCCTTACAAGGTCAAAGGCATTCAAAAGCTGACCGCAAGCAGGGTCTGAGGCATGGTGACTGTAGGAAAATTTATCATCGTAAATCTGCACGCCCGGCATGGAATCTGAATCCATAAAGTCATAGCGATTTGGTATTTCTGTTGTTGCATATACACCTGAGAGAAATGTATCTATAGCATCCGTAATAGAATAAGCACGGCAGAAAGCCCCAACTACACCTTCCTTAGTTAGTGGGTCCTCCTGTTTCTTTCCATCATAGTTTTTTACAACGCTTTCACGGGATGAGGTAGGTAGAAGTGAGCAGTCTTTCCAATCAGGATGAGCCGCAAGGAAAATGTCCGGGTCAAGCCATTCTCCATCGATACGCTTGAAGATATATTCTCCATTTGACGGGGTGGTCGGCCAATACATCAGTTGATGTGGACGGTATGAGCATTCATCGAACTGATCGATGCCCCATTCTTGTGCAAAATATCTCGCAATCGCCACATACTCGTCTGAGGTAACATCACGAGTCATAGGGATAATGATACGGACTCTCGGTGCTTCAGATGTATGCCCATGAGTGGTATAAAGGGCTGCGGTATATTTGCACTCATCATAAAATTTATTAATAAAGCCTGCTTCGGCATTGTCAACATCACAGGTGAGCATAGAACGGGAAATAACATTCTCACGCTTTCTTCGGTTGCCTTTAAGCTGGCCACCTACATAACCACCTTTATCCTTTGCACGGTCACGCTCCGCTTTAGGGAGTTTCGGATATTCCTGCACCGTCTCTGTTGTACGGACAGTGGTTTTAAGTCTTTCACATAGATCGTCAAAAGTAGTAGTCTTGTTAGACCAGGTTTTTGCCATACAGCTATTGCCGTAAGCTATGCTCAAATCACGCATTACTACCCACTCCTTCCATATCTATAAAACGATATTCTTTTTGCGAATATGTTTCTGTATCATCACGTTGTTTGCCCTTAAGGTATGGGCTAATCCATACTCGCTTTCCTGATTTGCACATTCTCCAATGACCGGATACTCCCCATACTGGGACAGTAATGGTACGGTGTCCATTTGAAATAGAAATAGGTTTACTCCCGTCATCCATAATTGTGATTATTCTCTGTACCTTGACCACCTGTGAGTGCCTTGCAGTTCCTCCTGCAGCTTTTTTTATTTCGTCATTTGACAGCCGTTTGTGTTTAACTTTTATAAATTCCGGTCTATGGATTAACTCATATTGAATCCCATTCCAAAGACACATTAGCCAATGAACTGTTTTTGTAAGACTCACATCATCGTATAGAACTAAACCATTCAGCTCACTCAAACTGTATGGCACAATGTGAAATGAATCTGTTTCCTTATCCGGAAAAATTAGAATAGTTCCCAAGTCTTCGTATCCGCCACCAGAATGGTCACCATAGTGTAATCCTATATCACAGGTAATCGTACTTTCATCTGCTGAAAAGTCCACATCCATTCCATATACTCCAAATTCATAATCCACATATGGGTCACCAATATCTGCGGCTATACCCCAGAGATCAGTAAACTCTCTATTTTCTATACTGTCAGAAAAGCCAAGTTCTAAATGAAATACCGGCAGCGATGCTGCAAAGGGCATTATTAGTTCGCAACGCTCCCCAAGATCATGCAACCTTTGAGATGTTCTTTCATTCAAAGCAATATAATCCAAAGCAGGGTATGCCCTATTGCGATTCGTTACACTGTAAGCAGTTTCAGATGGGTAATTATCTACAGCAGCCTCCCATACTTCTTTAGGTGCCTTAATCATCCGTTTCATAGAGCCTCTACCTCCTCAAAATCTTTGTTGAAATACTTAATCGGCTGTCTTCGTTTCTTCGCCTTTTCAATTTCAATACTCATACCCCTTGAAATAACATCACCGAGCACCCACACTTCCTGGCATTTACCCATAAGGATGATATCCATGAAAATAGCGAGGTCGCGCTCTTTCTCGTTGCTGTCATCCATGAAAGGAAATAGAAGGTGTGGTGTCAGTGGGATACATCCACAATTAAAAGCAAATTCTGCAAAACGAGTGGCTTTTAATACATTTTCCTTAACAGTCCCACTAAATGGTGCGCATATATAAACCAAAGGACGGAAGGCGGGTTTTGATGCCGCCTTATCCTCTCTTTCAATATTGGTAAGTGCTTGATATGGCACTAAGTCCATGTATCCTTCAGAGTTTTTCATATCGATTCCCATATCACACCTCCATCTCAATCTGCGGATAAATACCGTCAGCCTTTAGCTGTTCATAGATAAAGAGTCTGCCTTTTTGCGTCCACTTTGTATGAACTTTGGTATGCTCAAAACCATTACTGTCTTCATAAACATGGGTATTTGTTCTCGTGTAACCTTTGTCTGCGTGTTTCTGGTATAAAAGCCAGGTATCACTTTGCTTAAATTGAATGCCCTTGTCATGGAGATACTCATTCATGCGAATGCCGCTCCAGCCATAGTCCTTGGCAATAACAGAGATGTTTACGGCATCCTTACATTTAAGAACCACATCATAATAAGTGGCTTTAGGTTTCATCTCAGCAATCTGCTGTTGTTGTACTGCAACTGCTGCCGTAAGAGTTTTATTTCTTTCCCGTTCTTCTTTAAGAGCAGTAAATGCAGCAATAGCAAGGTCGGGATTGGCAATTAAATCATCTGTTGCGTAGATACCATGCTTACGAATAGCAGGGAGCACTTCATTTGTAACCCAACGCTTGAACTTTTTAGCATTTGGCATCTTACTTGAGAGAATAAGGCTGTATAAACCAGATTCATTTATAATGATAGTTTCCTTATCCTGCGTTCCATCGAAAAACATTGCCTTCTGCCTGTCCTCTTCATCAACATGGCGGTTTATATCTCGACTACCGTTTTGGTACCCGAGGATATCCGTCACATCCTTGCCGACAAAATACGGTTGCCCACCAATAGTTGTAGTACGTACATAGCCAAACTCTGCATTTTTGTAAATTTGTAATTCCATTAGAATTACCTCCTTATAATTTTTTGGAGGCCTTGACCTCCTACCTGGTAGCCACAGGAGTTGGTCAAATCTGATGGTTTTCAAAAAATTCTTTAAGTTTTTTCTCTGCACGTTTTAACTTTTGGCTGATGTTATTTTCGTCAGCATCGATAGAGCGAGCATATTCACGGATTGGTATGCCTTCAATGCGTACTGCGATGAACATATCCGCCCAATCTTTCTTTTTACCAAGTGCCTTATGTATCCATTGGCAAATATCTTCGTACTCGTAGAGGCGATTACGCTCAGCCTCCTGTGAATCATCAGCAATGGTATCCATTACATCCGTTTCATCTTCAGATTCATCATCCTTGCGATAATGAGTCTTCGGATCGCCAAGATGCCTATAAAACCTCCGCCAGTTGTTGTATTCCTTACTGTTCATAAGGTCTAACATTTCCTGTACAGTCTCACAACGCTTTACTTCTGCCTTCTTTTCTGGCCTTGCCTCTGCAAGACGCTGCTCATAGTCGATATCCAGCATGATGCTGTAATCATCATCCGGAATATCAATTGTGGTGTAGAACTTGTGGCCGTTTTTGATGTTTTCTTCGTACAAAACTCGAATCTTCATTAAGTATTCCTTTCCGTCCCGGCATTGGGCGGCGGAATACAAAAGAGCCTGCGGTGAAGATGACCACAGACTCCGCTTGTCCTTAAAATGGGCGCACGAAATCACGGTGGGTGCATCTTCATTCCAAACACAGTCTTTATCACTGTGTTCTGAACTCTTATGCATCCCGCCGTCCTAATGCGCATCTCGGACATTGAGATTTATTTTCTATCGAGGTATCTCGGTAGTATCTTTATTGTACGAAATATTTAATAGTAATAAAATTCCAGACAAATACCCATTTGCTTTTCACATTGAGTAATGGAATATTATTGTAATTCATATTACTTTAGTGTATAATGAAGGATAACAAGGTCATGAATGGCTTATTTTTATAGATATCAAAATGAAATGTAATGGGTTATGTAATTTTTTGAGTGAATTTTATTGTAGAAAAGGTAGGAAAACTGGCTTATGGAAGGAAAAATATCAGAAATTTTTTTGAATAATATGTTTGAGTGTGATGGCTATAATTGCCATTGCGAGAAGGATATAGAAAACGTGGCCCCAGGAATGCCTCCTAAGACCACGCTGAAATTGTATTGCGAGTTAGATAAACCTCTACATTTTTCATATGCCCCTAAAGTAGGATTAAATCTTACCGGTGTTGCTGGTGGTGCTATAGAGAAAAACATTCTCGGCAAGTTACTGGCTATTCCAGATGGGGATATAGATAAGCATATAGAATTTTTTGAGACATATGGGTTTTTGTTACCTTTACAAAGTGATGAGTATGAATCTATAGATGCCGATGTATTAATTGAAATAGTGAACAGAATCAAGTCTACGTTATATCTTATGAATGCAATCGCAGGTCAGAAAGATTATAAACGCATCTTGATACACACAGCATATCTTCTTTATGCTCCGCAGATTTTATTAAATCTGTCTGAAGTGGAATATACAACTTGCAAGCATAAATTCACAGAATTGATAGAAAGCTATAATCTATTTGTGGACTTGAATAGAAACCAAGAAGTCTTTAATAGTGGGAAATACTCCGTTCCAGATACTATGACAGGCTGCAATAACCCTATTGAAATAGAGTTCTTTAATGCTGTTCGTAGCGGTGCCGATACCGACCTTGCCGGGAGTAAAAGTATGTGGTTTAAGCATCTGTTTGCTATGTACACAGGCTTACCAAACGCAAATGAGAACCTACGAACAATCATAGATTTCTTTTATCATTACCAAACAGAAGTGGGTATTTTTAATGAAATCCAGTTTAAAAAAATTACATATTATTCAACCCCAACAAGAGACAATTTCACAGATGAAATGAAAAATGCTCTTCTTAAAATTGCACGTATTGTTATTTCTGAAGAAATCAACCATAACATTGCAGGCATTCATCCCAAGTACGAACCAGATGAACTCGCTCCAACATGGCAAGTGAGCAATCTACTCCAGGCTCTTTATTTTTCAATCTTCTATATGAAACCGGGGGTAGAGATATATAAAGAATGTAAAAATCCTAACTGTAAACGCGACAGGTTCTTTCTAGTTAAAGCCACACGTACAAATAAAGAGTACTGCTGTACCAAGTGCTCTGGTGCGGCAGCGACACAACGATTCCGTAATCGGCAACTTGATAAATAGGTAAAAAAAATAAGGCTCTACCAATTAAGGTAGTGCCTTGTTTCATTTTTATATTGACGATGCTGGGACAGGTCCTCTGGTCAAGACCTTTTCAATGCACACAGCCATTTCTTTTTTCTGTTGATCTGAAGTACCAATGTAATTATACATGAGATAACGAGTATCAACTACGATACCTTGAATACGTTCATAATTCTTTACATTCGGTTTCCAATCACTAACAGCCTCTCCTATATTGCCGAAGTTACTATTCAACATGAACAGATTGTTTTCCTTATTATAAGGCATTATGAAAGCATTATATAGTTTCTCATTGGGTAGGCGTCTTGTTTGTTCAATATACTCTCCGTATGTAATTTGCTTATTGATATCCGCACTATTTGGTAGGTGTTCAGGCTTTGGGTCCCAACCATAACGATACAATTTTGCATCAAGCACATAGCACTTATCCCCATAAATCATTATTGTATCCGGTTGAAGAGGTCTTTTCTCTTTATCCCTACCATAATCCAAGAGCCAACGAGTACGAGGAAAGTATTGCTCTTTATCCTCAACACCAAATGCTTTATCTATCATGCGTTCCCATACATTTTCAAAGAAATCTGTGCCAAAGAAGTATTGCTTATCAGAACTTCTTTCATCAATGTAAACGAGCATATCACGCATAGCATTAAACAACTCTTGTTCAACATCATCATTTGTTGCTACAAGCTTTTTATCTAGAATATAAATTGACTCTTTTATACCCGGGTGGGGACCTGGCTTGTCAGGCATAAAAGGAACATACAACCACCCCATCTTCTCAAATGCCTCATACACACAGAAACGGTGTATCTGAGTAATCTGCTTATTTGCATTTGGGGTTACAGAGCGAACTGTCATGTTCGTAAAAACCAAGGAGCCATTTTTCTGAACTAAAGCCCTCTGCTCTCTTACAGTACGTGGCCAGGATGTTTTTCCTTTGGTATCTGTCCGAAACTGAGGGTCTGTTTCAATATAGTAGCGCCCCATTCTCAGAAAGCTCCTTATTACCTTAAGGTATGCGTGCATCGGAAAGTCCACTGTTCTTGGTGCCTCAAACTTTGAAACTTCAATAACACGGTCTTCTTTCATAAACGCAGCCAAAACTCCAAGTAAGTTATTAATGTCGACACGGAGATCATCATCGTTTGCTGGTAGCTGATATCCTATAGGAAAATAAATAATGGCATCATCTGTGTCCGCTTTAACACCAACAAAACTATCACCATCATCATTTGTATTGACATGGCAACGGTCTCTTATATTCTTTTGTAAGTCCATGGGTAATCACCGCCTCTCTTTACTTGTTTTCAAAATTACTATTGCTGTGCAGTATAGAGAGTATCACGGACAGTCTGTTTGAATATTTTGAAACGATCATGTCCTGTTGAATAAATAAACGTGCGGATAACTTTTTCAAGGTTGTCCATACCATCCGTATCAAAAAGAGCCTCTGGATTAAACTTGAAGGCATCGTCCCACAAATACTTGATTACCTTTTCAGGGAATAAACGATTGTGCATAACTGCCTCACGTATTTCCTTCAAACGAGATTTCTGCTCAGCTGTGATTGTGCCTAATCGTTCAGAACCAAGTAATGAATTATACTCAACCAGAAGAGTAACATGACCTTCAGACGGGAGTGCTCTCTGGTCAAATGTAAGATCATTTTCATGCACAAAATATACACCGAGACGCTTGTCCTCAGCAGATGCCATCTTGGCTTTATTTCCAACAATAATTGTATTTATAGTTTCGCAGAAGCGTTTCCAAGTAACATCAGTATCTAAAATTTTTGCATCAGCCAACGAAGGACGTACATTGTCAAAGTTATTTTCAATAAGTCTCATCTGCCATCTACGTTGGAACGCAGTATCAAGAGTGAATACATTCTGATCAGATGTATTCATTGTACCAATGATAGAAAGGTTGGATGGGATACGAACCTTGTGTGACGGTTTCCCATAGATAAATTCAGACATGTATTTATGGGTAATCCCATACTCACTCGTTCCTACCGGAAAACCATCATCACCCTCTTGCATATCAACTTTTCGGTCAAGCAGTTGGAATATCTCTCCAAAAATAGCAGGTGCGTTACCTCGATTGATTTCCTCAATTATAAGGATGTATTTGCTCATCGGATTGTGATATGCATTAGAAAGAATCGTAGTAAATGGTCCAGGTGTAAATTCGTATGTAACTTGTTTATCTTCATCTACCACAGGCAGAATCTGTCCAACGAAATCTGAATTTGTATAATCCGGATGGAAAACCAAACGATCAACAATGCTATCTTCATTGCAATACTCATGCTCAATAGTCCAACTCTTTCCAGAACCAGGAACACCATATAGAAGTATATTAGTTCCCCCAGGAGTTCTATCAACCTTATCATAGTTGACATTTTCCCTATCATCGTCTATAAGCGGCTCATCACAATCCATATCAATATTATAAATTTTTAGATTACACAAACGAGAACGATACTTTTCAAGAACTTCAGGTGCAACAATTATATGTTTACCACCCGTTGTATCATCATCCTCAGCCAAAAATCCCCATCGTACCAAAATCATGATTGGCTTACAATCTACATATTTAGTTGCCTCTTCACCAAGTGTAAGGTTGCCGCTACTCCTAAATTGCCTTAATTCTGATAACGAATCTGTGTAGTTTCCACCTATATCTTCTAGTTTCCACAACAGATAAGCAAATTCTTTGTAAGTCAGATATCCCAGATCCATACTCGCTCTAATAAAAAGTGCTGGTGGCTCTACATCAGAATCGCTTTCAGGACAACCGAAATTATTTCTACCGAATTTTACAGTTTCAAGTGCATTCATTAAAACCGACTGCACTTTTGCCGTATCCTCTGATTTAATAGCAATGTACATTTCCTTACCCGAACCTGTGATTCTTCTCATAGATTGAGGGTTATTGATGTTTTCCCATTCGGTAAACCCAAAATAGGATGTAATTTGTGCTTTTTTTGTATAGGAAGAAGAGTACTGGTCATCTCCTATCATTGCTTTTAATCTTTCTTTATAGATATCATTGCTTAACCATCCGTCTGCCTCATAATATATTTGTAGAACGGATTCTATTTCGTTCAACAAGGCACTATTTTTAGGCATTACTATTTTCCCCAT